TTATATTCCTTTTAAAAAATAAAACATACACCAACAGGTAATTAAACCTAGGTCATATGTTAATGTTTCATCCCAATTCATCTAAACCTTTCTAATAATTCAAATAGTTTGAATCGTTTTTTGTTTTCTTTTTTCTTTTTATCCTCGACAACTCTATGTCTATATTTAGGCGTGCGTAGGTCTTTTGCGATCTTATTTCGGGTCATTCCACCAAAGTAAAAGTCCTAATGCAATCCCACCAGCAACAATATAATAGACATGCGTTACCGTTTGAACTTCAATCATCCTGGTTGTCCCTCAGACACACATTTTTTATGATGTGAAAAACATTTAATCGTAATAGTTCCTGTTGTTGATTTAATAATAATCTGCGACTCATCCTCAGAATGAATAAATTGCAAACTCTCAAACGTTGGAATGGTAATCTCAGTATCTCCTTTTTTATTTGGCATTGCTACACCATTCTTTCTTTACTTGCTCGGGCCCATACACAGTATGGATCCACACATAACTATATTGAGTGCCGGCTTCAGTACACCGTTTCCCCCATAGGATTTTATAACTATCCTTTTCTTTTTTGGAAGCTGTTGAACAGCCTACAAACATTAAACATAACATTAGTGTTATTATTTTTTTCATACTTTCCTCCTTCTTGTGTTTCCTGACTCATCTATCAAAATTTTCCATAGATGTTTACCATCCATGTAAAATCCGTTTACAGACCAGAGTCTCTTAGTTTGTTTAACATCTCTTCTGATATTATCACTTCGCCTTGGTTGTTGCATGATATACAATTCTCCTGTTCTTTGGGTTTGTTGCTTGGTCCAATGTAACCGTTGCCACCACAATCTGGACAAATCATTTTTCTAGGGTCGTCCCACATAATTTTTTTTTCATTTTTTTAATTACATATTCGGGCTCATACCCTGCGTTTCGACACACAGTGTAAACACTACGATTAGGAACTAAAAAATAATCTTTTTCTATGTCACGAATTGCAGAAGATCTTGGATAACCTTTGTAATCTAAAAAGCTTTCATCAAGAGCATCTTCGACCGCGGCTTTTAAAACTGCAATCCACAACTTTTGTTCAGGGCTTCTCTTGTCTCTGATCTCCCAAGTTTTATTATTATAACCTGCCATTGAGTTTTCTCGCTTTCTCATTCACTAATGCAGTGACCACCTGACTTCTTGATAACTTGGTATCAGGGGTCAGTTTCGTTTGCATTTTGGTTATTGTGTCATACGTCTTATTGTCGACGGTGACGTTTTTGTATTTATTATAGTCTGTCATTTATTCTCCTTGTATGTGGAGAATATAGGATATTATATTATAATGTCAAGGCTTGCCTTGGCCAATTCTTTTCTTTTTTGTATATTTTTTATTAGGTCTTTTTGAGACTCTGCCGCGTCTTTTTACTCTTTTACGTTTTTTGTAGTTGTCAACGCCAAAGCCTTTTGCTTTCTTAGCCATTCATGATCCTCGCTTGATAGTTTAAGATATTTAATAGATCCATTAATATATTGTTTTGTATCTTCACCGCAAAATGTGCAACGGTAGTAATCTGTTACCACAGAAACCAACATCGTCTCTTCGCCACATTCTGGACAATGTCCATGAACGGTGCGGACGGCACCCATGATGTCTTCCATAAGTTTTGCGTTTTTATCTTTTACCATAGTGAATAAACTGTCTTACCAGTTTTTTCACTTCTTGTCGCGGTTAAAGTTTGCTTGCGGTTGCCCTTACCTTCGTACGACACATGGACCCACCCGGAATGAGGTCCTTCAGCTTCTTTGTAAAATTCTAAAATTAACTGGTCAAAGTCTAAATTTTCTTTGATCCATGATGCAAGAGATTTATTATCAACACCAGAAACTTGTAGATCTGCGGCCTGACCTTTTGCATGTTGAGAATCAATTGAACTACCAATTAAAACACATAGCTCAGGTGACCTGAACCCTGATGAAATAATTACTGGTGCATCGTAGTGATTACGAATCGGCTGTAAAATAGACTCGCAAAGTTTTCTTAAATTTTCTATTTGACCTGGTGTTGGATTATTATTTAATCCTTTTCTTGATGCCATTTGACTGGCTGTCATTTCTGCTAGGCTGAAGTTGGTTGTGAGTTTCATTGCATTTACACTCCTTTAATAGAAAGCAAAATCCCATGGCTGAGTAGTAAATACACTTTCGCCACATTAGTTTGCTAATGGGTTTTTATTCGATGATTTTAACTCCTTAATTTCAAGTTCTAAGACTTGAATTGTTTTTTCTAAGACTGCAATATCTCTTGCATTTTCGGATTGAAGTTTTCTATTCTTTGCAATTTCTTGAATTAAGCCATCTGGATTAAAAGGTTTCGATTCACCAACAGCGGATTCTAATTGAGCAATCTTTTCATTCATTGTTCCGTATACAGTAAAGCCGGCACCAATAGTACCAACCACACCGATAACGGCAACTAAAGCTGTGATGTTATCTTTTAATTTATCTAACATTTTTTAAAATCTGTAGTTCTCTTATCAGTTTTTGTTTTTCTTGTCTAATCTCAAAAAGTTCTTTTTGGGCCTGAAAAATGGGATCTTTTTGCTGATAAGATACCAAGGTAACATTGTTGTATAGTATTCTATTATCTCGAATGTTGATTTGATCCAGGTAAATATTTTTTGGTTGATAGAATGGAATGTTTGCATAATCTAAAAGCACGTCATTATCTGACATTAATTTTATTTTTACAAGGTTTTTTAATTTTAAATTTTTACCGATGTCCTTGACTTGTGCATCTATCTTCTCCATACTCTTCGCCAATGAAAAAGATTTTTTCCCACTTGAAACGTTGCTTTTGTTGTCAGTTCCAGCTTCTGTTGTTTGTTCTTTTTCTGTCTGCGTTTCTGTCTTTGTACTTGCTTCCTCGTTCGATTTCTGTTCAGCCCGTAATGATGATGGTTCCTCCTCCACAGTTTCTGGTTCCTGAGGACCTTCCTCAACAAAACGAGGAGCTTGTTCCTGAGGTGATTCCCTCTCCTCTTCCTTTATAAATGAGCCGACTTCTTGAAATACTTCTGTACTTGCTTCTTCTTTTAATTGTGGTGATTCATATGTTTCAAATTTTTCTGGCGCTTTAAATGTTGGTTCTTCATAGGTAAACTTTGGTTCTTCCATCTTAAACTTTTCTTCAACTTTAAAATCCTCCTTTAAATCTAAAGTTCGTATGTCTTCTAATAAAAAATTATCAAAGGTTGATAAATTTTCTACTATGGAAGTTTCTAAAATGACTGGATTTTCTGTATAAGTTACTGATAATACAGGTTCTTTTAAATCTACACCATAGTGATTGTTTGTTCTTAAAGATGTATCAGTAAAGTCATATCGTAAATCAAGATTATAATTATCTACGCTATTTGCTCCAACAATCATGGTATCACTATAAGATACATAACCTCCACAGTTAATGGAGCCACAACCAGGAGAATTTATTGTACGAGTTTGAGAAATAATTTCTGTAGAATTTGGTATTGTTGCACGTATGGTACGCTGTACGGTAGAGTCATAATTATTCCAATGCCAAATTTCTTCACTAGCATTGATAGAAAAACCAAAATTAATTTGGTCTTGTGTTAAATGATTATTAACTGCTACGGGATTTGATTGAATATATGTGTTATGCTCAGATGCAATAGTACCAGACCCATGACGCCCGTCGGCAGTACCACTCCAACCGCCATTATCAAAATTTTGGTCCACGAGGTTTGGTGTAGTGATTTCAGACGCATTACTTAGATTCGCTATTAGAAATAGGCTCAATAATAATTTTTTCATCATCAACTTCCTTTATGACTTTTAAATCTTTTACATACTGATCGTAGTCAGGTCTAAGTTTATTATATTTAGTCCAAGCTGCAGATGCTTCTTTACCAATCTTACCGTTGTAAGGACATGGCGTTCCTGCATGAATCATAGCTTCAAAAACTCTTGGATCCTGACATAATAATGCCACACTTGCCACAGACATGCCATTTGCTTTTAACTCTCTTGCAAGTTTAATTCTTTCACAGTTTTCATCTCTAAAAGATTTACCACCTGAAATACCAATACCGAATGTTTGAACACCAGCAGAAGCTGATACCGAACA